TTCTTCAAATCTTCGTGGAGTTTTTGCTGGTGGCAATACAGGTTCGGTGAGTAATGTAATTGATTACGTCACTATTGCCACCACCGGCAATGCAACTGATTTTGGTGATTTGAGTGTTGCTCGGAGTTACCCCGGTGCCTGCTCAAACGCTCACGGTGGTCTCGGATGAGCCAACTAGAAACCATCTCCACACACGACCTTGCACGGTACGACAACATGATGAGCCGTGTGCAGGAAGTCATGCCCCGTGTCATGGAGTCCTCGGAGTCTTTCGGTAAGTCATCGTCACAACTGAAAACAGTCACCCTTGACATTACTGATCTGACTGATGTTGGTGCAGCGAAACACATTCTTGCCAGTATTAACCGCACACGGCAAGCGTTGAAAGAGTCAGAGATCGCGGTGCGCCGTAAGCGTCTTGACCTGACTCGTAAAGAGGCAGCCCTTGAGACTGCTACTGGGTTTGATGCTGACGAAATCCTTATTGACTTGACTGAGTTGGAGTCACAACTTGAGGACACAATGGCGGCGCAACGTGGAGCAGTCAGGAAACTGGCTTACCTAATTGAACAGTATGACGCTATCTGTCAGCGTCTAGGTGTTGATGTTATCACTGAAGAAATGTATGAAGCCGACCAAGCGAAATACCATGTGATGCGAGCGTTCAGTCAAGGTCTTGCAGCAGCACGGGCTAGGGGCGGGAGTATTGACGAAGGAAACTTTATTTACTTTCAAGACCTAGGTGTTAACGGTGCAGCGGCGCAGCGGGAAATGAGCGCGTACTTGCAAGCGGAGCAGGAAGTATTAAATAAGGGTCAAGTCCCCACATTTGAGATGCAGAAAACGTGGCTGGAAGCCGTGGGTGAAAAGTTTGCTGGCGAAGTGACACGGTATGCGGAATACCGTGGGCTTAGACCCGTTATCCCAGAGGTATTCGCCCAACAAGCACTGGAGTCCAAATGATTATTGCAAAGTATGTACTAAATCCTGACGGTACAGTGCCGTGGTTTGTTACTGAGGGGGGCTACTTCCCTGACACTCGTGAGGGTACATCGCCACAGGATTGGACGCTGGTGGGTGTTGTTGATCCCGCGTCTATGATGACGGGTTTCGCTGACGTGGAGGAGTTAACCGCTTACCTAATATCCATCGGGGGAAATACGTGGACTGACACCGATGGTGAACCTGTTGATGTCGCGGCGCAGGCTAGTCATCTGTGGAGTTTGCAACAGGTATCGAATTGATTAGGTAATCCCGCGTAAGCCCATACTTTTTAGTCGCTTACCGACACTATATATATGTGCGCGGTAGAAACGTTATTGGCAGATTTGACCCCGAGTTAGAGGTCCGCTCTATTCGCCATGGGATCACCCAAGACCTACAGGCCCCCGTAGGCCAGTACGTTGGGTGGCGCCTCTTTGATCCACTAGCCACCTCGACCGATGAGGTCTACGACGTGGGCGCGTCCACTGGTGGCCGGGTATTTATGAAGCCAATTATCTTGCCCGTGGTCAACGCGTACGTGTTCCAGAACGAGCAGTACCAGAATGAACGAGGCTTCTACACGGTCGACACCCTACGCCTCTTTATCAACTACGACGACGTCATCCGATTTATCCCAGACCTAGAGACCAACCCCGATATCCATCTCAAGGACCGGGTCGAGTTCCGGGAACAGATGTATATGCCAAACCGGGTGTTCCCAAGAGGCCAGATAAACATGGACTACATGATGCTCACCGTTGATCTGGATCAGGTCAAGCCTGAGGAGCAAGTCAACGATATTTACGAAAGTTAAGACAGACTCTTAGCCCGATTATTTCTACCCTTAAGACGGCGCGGTGCATGCGGTACCGGACAACGCCAACCTGCTGTATTACCTGCTGATGGAGTGACCTCATGGCATGGCGCCCGTGGTATGAAGAAATGGCCGAGATGAACTCTGCCAAAGAGCGAGAAGACTTTGCCCGAGGCGTCTTCGGACCTCCACAGTTGTCAGGTAAGCAGGCCGCAGGTATGGCCCTTACGGCCCTTCTCATCGGATGGGGCATGTCGCAGGTCGGCAAAGGTAACCGCCAGAAATGAAAGACATCAGCACAGCCGTTAAGGCAGGCATCCAGAAGTCTGCAGTTCCCCTCACCGTCAGCCTCCAGCAGGTGGCAACAAACTTGGGATGGGACGCGGAGGCCATTAATCGTGTTCGTATCCGAACTAAGGGCGAAGACAGTCTTTCCGTCAACGCTCAGGGAACCAAGCCCGAGGCTACCGAGTACGGCGGCCTTGATGACCAGCCCCGCCCCGCAGTTCGGCAGTGGGCATCTGACACGACGACCGTGGAATCCATCATCGTCTCCTCGATCATGGTCGAGTTAGAGAGCGTGAACATATGACCTTTCTAATTTCCGAAGACGAAGCACTACGCGAAGTTCTCAAAGGGATGACCGTGTCCGACGACCGCGAGTCGGCACGAAGTGTGGGCGTCTGGTTCGGCCAGCCCGATACCGAGGTCCGTAACCAGTCGTTCCCATTCATCACTATCGACCTCATCAACGTGAGCGAGGCGCGGGAGCGCGTCATGAGTTCACAGCAGGTCAACCCGTGGTACATGACTCCCGGGGCGTACAACGATGTCGACTACGGCGACTGGTCGATGTACATGCCGATCCCTATGAACTTGGACTATCAGGTCACCACATTTGCTCGGCAGCCGCGTCACGATCGCCAGATCGTCGGACAACTGCTGGGCACAAGACTTCCAGTTCGGTTCGGATCTCTCGTCGTTCGAGAGAAACTGACCGAGGTGGTAGACGGCGTCGAGCAGTGGGACTCCACCGTTCGTCGTTTAGACGTACTGGGTATCGCTAAGCGGGATACCGTTGAGTCGGGAAAGCGATTGTTTATGAACGCGTTCACGGTTCGCATATCCAGCGAGGTGCCCACCCCGTTCGTTGAACGGCTTTACCAGCGAGTTAACACAATCAACATCACATCAAATCCCCCACTATTTTCCAGCACCATATCGGCATAAACCGGAACCCCTAGTCCACACCCACCTATTACAGAAGGAGTGCCCACATGCGCCCCGGAATCTATGTGACCGAAACGGTCCTTCCAACACCCACACCCTCGTTCTCTCCCGCAACGGCCGCAGGGGCAATGATCGCCGCTCTGCCATCGGGTCCGAACGTGCCAACCTTAGTTACATCGTGGTACCAGTTCAGCCGCGTGTTTGGTCCACTTGATGGCAGTTACGATTCGACATTCGCCGCTAACCTGTTCTTCCGTAGCGGCGGCCGCGAACTCTACGTAGTTCGAGCGATTCGCGACAGCGCCGTCACATCCACCGTCGATGTGCTGTCCACCACTGACGAGGTCTGGGGAACGTTCTCAGCCAAGTCACCCGGTGCATACGGAAACAACATTCGTGTGCGCATCATCGAGAACGCTGCGGGTCTTTACGACTTCACGATTCTTCAAGAAGCGGGTAGCGCGTCGTCAAGCACCGACGACTACATCCTTGAGACCTACACCAACCTTGATTTTGGAACGTTTGGTGCGGAGGAAGTTACAAACACAATTAACTTCCGGTCACAGTACGTCAACTTCTCATGGGACTCCGAAGGCTCCAGCAGCCTGACATTGGCCACTACTCTCGGCATTCTGCCGCTGACTGGTGGTTCAGATGGTACCGCATCTGAAGAGCCTGACTACCTGTCAGCCCTTGAGGACTTGGCACAGATCGACCGCACATTCGTCGTCTTCGCTCCCGACAACACTTCGCTGGGACTCACCAGCGCGGTCGTCGAGTTCTGTGAAGCCAACAAATCGTTCTTCGTTGCCGAGACTCCTGCCGACCTGACTGCCACTGAGGCTGTCGAGTACGCAGAAACTGTCGGCGTTAGCAACTTCGCCGCTGTGTACTACCCACACCTGTGGATATCAGACGCAACATCACGCTCGCGCAGTGCCATCAAAAAGATCGGACCCTCAGGCTCCGTTGCGGGAATGATCCTCAACACGGACGCCACTACAGGAGTGTTCAAGGCTCCAGCGGGAACAACGGCAACACTTCCGGGTGTTATCGCTATGGAGCGCCAGTTGACTTCGGCCAATCTGGACACTCTCAACAACGACACCTTCCCAGTCAACGCCATTCGCGCAGTGGCTGGTGTTGGTCCCGTAGTGATGGGCGCTCGTACGCTGAATCAGGCAAATGCTGCCCGTTACGTCAACATTCGACGCACCATGGTGTTCCTCGACAGAGAGTTCAAGTCAATGCTTGAGTTCGCACTGTTCAAGAACGCGGGTTCGCCACTCTGGTCAGAAATGCGAACAGTGGCTACCGCCTACTTGGAGTCCTTCTGGGGACTGGGTGGGCTTCGTGGAGCAACTCGCGATCAGGCGTTTTACGTCAAGATTGATGGCGAGAACAACTCTGTTGAAGACATCATGAATGGTGTAGTCAATGTGGAAATTGGGGTTGCACTCCAGTATCCGGCTGAGTTCATCAAGATTCAACTCACTCAAACAACAGCAGCCTGAGGAGGCTAACTATGGCACAGGTACAAGCCAACGCTCGCGGATCTCAGACTACTGATCCGATCAGGAACTTTAGGTTCCTTGTTAAGTTCAACCCGATTACACAGGCGGGTGGTTCGGACGATTTCAAACCCGACAACATTAAGATGGGTTTCACATCCATCTCGGGTCTATCGATGACAACCGAACCCATCCCATATCGCGAGGGCGGATACAACACAACCGTCCACCAGATCCCGGGGCAGACAACGTTCTCTCCTGTGACCCTGCAGCGCGGTGTCGTTATCGGTTCACGGCAGCACTACGACTGGACTCGCATGTTGTTCCGTGCGTTGTCCGGAGGAACCAAGTTGGTTGCTAACAAGTCATCTTTCCGGGCCAACGTCCAGATCGATGTCCTGAACCATCCTGTCCCCTACTCAACATCGACGGGCTACGGCTCCGATGCTATGGAGAACACCATCGCGTCCGATGACCTTGTAGTTGCGCGGTTTGAACTGTACAACACATGGCCAACATCCCTTGCGTACTCAGATCTGAACGCAGGAGACAACGCGTTGATGGTAGAGCAAATGACCATCGTTCACGAAGGTCTGTCCATGGGATGGGCAACCCAAAGTGATGTAGAACGCGGAACATCAAACATCGTCTAGTAACAAACACCAATTAGGTACACAAGAGAGAAAACTACATGAAAACAATTAACGCAGAATCAAACCCGGCGCAGGCACAGCAGATGCTCAGTGACGTAATGAGCATAGTCAACGAAACTTCGCAGGAAATACAAGAAGAAGTAGAACTTGAGATCAAAGACTCACTAGATCCGATAGTGACCCTTCCCGGAGGATACGTAAAATTCTCCGGGGAGGTCGTCACCTCGGTAGAGGTGAGAGAACTCAACGGTAGGGACGAAGAAGCGCTCGCTAAGACAACATCTACTGAAAAACTTGTTAATGAAGTTCTTATTCGTGGAACAGTATCTATAGGTTCTGAGAAGGCCACTGAAGAGATTCTTAATAATCTCCTCTCAGGTGACAGGGACTACCTCATGCTTAAGATATTTCAGGCAACATTTGGCCCAACCCTAGAGGTGTCACCGTACTGCTCCACATGTGCGGAGGCCGTCACAGCAGAGATCAACCTTGAGACAGGTGTCCCAGTAAGAAAACTGGACTCACCACACGACAGGAAGTTCTCCGTGGCCATATCTCGCGGAGAGGCCAAGTGTGAACTACCTACAGGACACACCCAGCGGCTGCTTATCGGAGCGGCAGGCAAAAGTGTGTCAGAACTGAGCACCATTCTTCTGAGCAACACCGTCACGCAGGTGCGCGGAGTTGATGTTATCGCCCCGAGTCAAGTGCTTGAACTAAGCATTCGCGACCGCAGGAAACTTGGTGACGAAATTCTTAGCCGAGTGCCGGGTCCACAGTTCCAAGACACGACCTGTACGTGCCCCGGGTGCGGCGGCACACTGGAGGTACCGCTCTCTATAGCGAACTTGTTTCGATTTTAGAGATCTGGTAGACGGTAAAACGTACTACCAGACCCTGATGAGAACGTGGTCTCTTATAGCGCAGAGGTACCCGGGCTGGTCTCTCAACGAGATCAAAGAATTAAGCCCGAGAGAACGAATGAACTGGCTGTACCTATCGGTTGCCAACTAGGAGGTGACAAGTTATGTCTCTAAGTACATCTCTTGATGACGTCAATAAGAAACTTGCCACCGCGCTTGCCCACAGCAAAGACCTTGAAAAAACATTCGAGAAGATTGCGAAGATAGCCGATACAAAACTCAAGTCCGGTATGGACAACCTCATGGGTGGTGGAGGCTCCTCGGGTACCACTGCAGGTCCAACGGGCAACATCATGTCGGCCTCGCTTGGGACGGTGGGCACCTCGGGCAACAGTGGAACTACGGGCGCTGCGGCTACCGGTAAGTCAAACAATTTCGGTGCTGTCAACGCATCTTTTGGTAATAAAGGCGGCGGCTCGGAGACCTCCGGCGGGACAACAAACGCAAGTGCTACCAGCAGTAACGGCGGCAACTTTAAGTTCACGTCGGGATCGACCAACTCGGCAGCCAGTGCAGGGGGTTCTGGAGGCGGTTCCGCAGGTAACGGACCAGCCGTAGGGACAGACAACACAGGCACCAGCCGTTTCGGCGGGGTCTCAATACTTGCTGGACTCGGTAGCGCGGCATGGCAGATGACGCCCGGTGTTGCCGACATCGTTACTAATCAGTCCATGCTTTTTCCCACGGCGTTTGCCACGGCAGGGCAGTACAGCAACAAGGGGACCAACCAAAGAATTCTTGACGGAATTAACAACGGAGCCTCGGGTGTCTTTGATCCCGTAGCGGCCTCTGCCGCCATGACCATGAGTGGCTTCACCATGAACATGGGCAAGACGCAGGACAACATGCTCACCGCCGCAGGGTCCATGTACAAATTGACTGGCATGGGCAACGTCTCATCTGTGCAGGGGTCGATGGCGTTGACTTCGGGAAGTTCAGGTGTCTCTAACAAGTTAATGAGTATCGGAATCATGACCGTGGGGGACTCGGGAAATCCTAGAGATATTGGCGCGATCGTGGACCAGATGTGGGATCGCTTCTACCCCAACGGGAAGAAGGTCACCGAGGCTCAACTTGATCGTGACATCTCGATGGGCTTTGTTGGGGCAGGTTTACAAGAGTTTTTTGGAGATCAACCCGCGCTTTACGCTCAGGCAGTCCAGATGCTGCGTCTGAAAGCGAAAGAGGGCGGGCGCTCTGGTATCCGTTTAGGACTGCCCGAGTTTGACCAAGCAGGAAATGAAAACATGAACAGCGCCATTACGGTGGCTAAGAAGTACGGGTACAACCAGTACAACTCACCGATGGCTGCAGCAGGTGATGTCAACACCACCCATGGAAAATTTCTCATGGAGGCTTCCGAAGGTGGCCTCTCTGGCTATCTCAAGGGCATGGACGCCGAGCAGAGTCTGGCATCGGCCGCGTCTGCTGCGCTTGAGTTGGCGGGAGTTTTTGGTGACGCTGCTGCTGCGGGAAAAGCGTTCACGGAGACACTACTTGCGAATCCGACAACAGGTGCGGCTGCGGCGGCGGTTGGCTCAATCTTGGGTGGGGCATTAAAAATCGGCATGGGCGCGATCATGATGAAGGCCCCGGGCGGAGAGGTCACAGGTCCGGGTGGCTCTGTCGGAGACAAGATACCTGCCTACCTCAGCCACGGTGAGTTTGTTGTCAACGCTCGGGCGGTCCAAGACGTCGGGGTAGAGACCCTGCACGAACTCAATTCTCGCGGACAGTCTTTCGGTTCAGCGTACGCAAGCCCCGCACGAATGCTCAACGGTGGCGACTCAAGTGATCACGACAGTGGTCCTGCTGGGATGCGCAAGAGCGTCGGGGGCGGAAAGAAAGCGAAATCCGGGGTTGAATCGTATGACAGCGGCGCTGGCATGGGAAATGCGGCAACAGAGGAACCTCCTAGAAGTAAAAACGGGCGGGCAATCGCTGACTACGCGTCCCAATTTGTAGGCGTTCAGTATGTGGACTCGGCAAAGACAAGAGGCCGAGGTAAGAGCCCTAACCCCAAAAATGGTTGGGA